GTCGAACAACTTTTGTGAGGGCTTTTAAACCCTCTGTTATCACAATTAAACTTGGAAGTCCAATTATGACAAAAGGTGAGATTCTATTTAATATAGAAGGAATTCTTGTGTTTTCTTGGGAGAAATCGGGAACAAAACTTAGCGGTAAACGTACTGCTACGTTTATCCAGTCAATGAAATCTGATCATGCTAGGGATAACTTGCTTAGTACCCTGATTCTACTATATGAGATTGTCTTTAACCTCATTATAGCTTTATCAGTGAAATTTTTGTAACTAATTCTATCAGTTTTGTAAAATCAAGAATACATAGCTTGAAAGAACAAACGATGATAGAGATTAGACACATTATATCCGTGGTATGAGGCGATTACTCTAGGTGATAGAAATCAAAGACCGCTTCTAGGTCCAATAGACATAAGTACACGCAATTTGACCTTCACAGAAATATCGATACTCAATAATCTTTCAGATACGGAGAGTTTAGTTCAATGAACCAACTTCCCCTTTCTTCCAGAATGGAAGAATATCCGAGAGATCAATTGATAAAGACTATTACCGGAGATCAGAGGTCTATTGTGATGCCCATCTGCTGTTCTCTTGAAAACTTTACGACTGATATGTCCTTGGTCGGCCATCTCTCTTTTCAACTCCTCATGAGGAGTTGGATTTCAAGTCTTCGTACCCAATCGTGGATTCGCATCCACTAATGGGACTTGACTTGGCATCGGAGTATATGGACGTCCGTCATACACATTTAGGTGTGAATGAACTCCCCTACTCTTTAAAGATCCAGTTTGGATGTTATAGGTATAATTCGAGACATTACTTCCTTGGCTTTTGACAAATTCAATAGCTTCAAGGAGTTTCTTCTCAGCAATTTTACTTTGTACATCCATTAGGTTCTTCTTAGAAGCGAGGAATAACGGCATACCCTTCACAAAGAGCTCATAAAGTACACCAGGTAGGAACTCAATAAATCTCATTGCGAGAAATATGTTTTTTGCACCTATAGGACTAAGATTGTAACCATTTGCTGTCCAAATCTGTTTTGCAAACTCAAGAACTGTACCCTCGAATCCTTTAATAGGATTAATTTCCATCCCTAAAGATAGAAATATCCCCTTATAGTATCGAGCTACCTTCTTGTTAGCCATGGCACCGTCATCACCTAGAATCATATAGATGAGACTAGATTTCGACACCTTAGCACGTTGAGCTGCACATTGAACAATGACATGATGAGTCAGAGCCAACATAGCGAAAGAACTGTAAGCACCCATAGGTTGTCCTACAGCGTACTTAACAAATCTTCCATCCATCAGCCATTGTCTGTCTAGAAGAGACATTCAAAGGTTTCCTGGATAACCCAACAGTTCTAAGATCTGTGCTTGTAACCTAACAGGAAGACGGTCCGTAGCTGCTGAAAGATCCATACTTTGACACCTTTTTCCTTTTTCACCACTTAATGATTTTGCATTGAGTTTCTCAAGAAAGATCTTGATAACTCTCTGCTGGTCCCTAGTCCCATCCTCATCTAAGAGGTTAAGTTTAGAGTAAACCAAATCATGAAGAGGAAGAAAAAGTACTTGTGTTCATCAGTCTGTGATCCCAATCAATCTACGTTTACCCCGTGCTTCTTCCAAGATCGCAATGCGACCTAGGAGGGGAATAGCATCATATCATAATACTATTGGTAACACGGGTACAAGTAACAGTGACGAGAGAACAAAGAAAATTAAACATGATCAATATCCACGTGTATAACACATTAAACAATATAACCACCATTTTCCTGGTCTCGCCATTCATCCCAATAGATC